TAATAAAAATGGGGGCTTCTGCCCCCATTTTTACAACCTGTTTGGAATTCCCTTGATGGGACTTAAACCACGGGTTTCGCGCATCATGTTGATAAACATTGCGCCTTGCTCTATGGCATCATCAATTACCACATGGGTATGTGGCAAATCATCAAACCAATGTTTTGGCATCGTGCGTTTGCTACAGCTTTGGAAATGTCTACCCAATACTGCCCATGCGTAACTCTTGACATCAACCGCTCTACTAAAGCTAAATGGGTTATTGCCCAGATATTTTACACAATAGTAGTCAATCCACTTGAAATCGTAGACTGCTGGGTAACCTACAAAAATTGGTTGCCCCGGTAGGGTTTTGAGCCAATCAGCATATTCCTTCATAGCAGTTGAAGGATCTTGTGTATTGACTCTTGTTGCCGCATAGGCTTTTCTATTGGCTTCGCTTTCATTCCAAAAAGCCATGGTATCAGGAGTGGGACTGGCCCCTTCCATAAGTTCTAAATTGGCTTCAAATGTTCCAACTAGATTCTTTTCTACATCAAACGCCGCAGTAGCAAAACTGAGCATACTGGAGAGGCCTGGACATTTTCCGTCAGCCTCAATATCGGTCATACAGTAGATTTCTTGTTTACCGCCCATTTGCTCGCTTCCTGTTCGCTTTATGCGATTCTTAGGCTTGAGGTTTGGGATCGCTTTCGACCTTTTTGGCCGCTTTGCGCTCAGCAAAACGGTCTTCAGGAGTAATAACCCAATTGGGGTTCTTCTCCTCTGGGCTTTTGAGTTCAGGAGTGTCTTTTCTTCCAGCTCTGGGCTTCTTCGTAATCAACGGAGAAACCAAAACCTTTTCAACACTATTGAATTTTTCGCGATCCGCTATTGCTTTAGGATCGCCTGTTTTGGTAGGCTTTTCCATATTTCCTACTTTATAGCACCTTTTATCCAATTGTCAAGAATTGGTTTTCCGTAAACTGCGTATTTTATACACCGATAAATATCAATATATTGGAGGGATCGCATGACGCAACGCAGATTGTTTGTTGGCTTTAGTACTCAGGAAATGGAAGGCAAACGTGGTTGGTCCGTAACTGATATTGAACTGATCAAACGCGATCTTCTCAACCATTTCTATACTCGCAGGGGCGAAAGGGTAATGCTGCCAACCTATGGCACTATAATCTGGGATTTGCTTTTTGAACCATTTACCGACTCCATCAAGGCATCAGTAGAGGCGGATGTCAAAAGAGTGGTTAGAAGTGATCCAAGAGTTGTTTTACAAAACGTCAATGCTTCTACATCTGCGTATGGTATAACCATAGCCATTGAACTCAAGTATGTTCCCTATGATTCAATTGGAACATTTGCTTTGGAGTTTGATCGTCGCTCCCTTGAGAGGAACTAAGAATGTCACAATCAAACCGCCAGAGTGAACTATTCGCTGGTAACGACTGGCTTGCTGCCTATCGTGCGTTCACTGAGGTAAATCTGAACGCATTTGACTTTAACACCATTCGTAGTGCGATGGTGGAATATATCCGTCGTAACTACCCAGAAGACTTCAATGACTGGATTGAATCCAGTGAATTTGTGGCTTTAATTGATCTGCTGGCATATCTTGGCCAATCTTTGGCATTTAGAACTGATATCAATGCTCGAGAAAACTTTCTTGATGCCGCGCGTCGTCGTGAGTCTATTCTGCGACTGGCTAGATCACTATCCTACAATGCTAAAAGAAACTATCCAGCTCGAGGATTGGTAAAACTTACCGAAATCCGTTCTACTTTTGATGTCTACGACTCAACTGGTAGAAACCTGAATAATATTGCTATTAGATGGGACGACCCAAACAATCCGGATTGGTTTGAACAATGGGTCATAGTTCTCAATGCTTCTTTGATAGAAACCAATCCGTTTGGTGTTCCTTTGAAGACGGAAAATATTGATGGCGTTGAAACTCAACTCTATCGAGTTGACAACGTGCCTACTACCGCGGGTAATTATCCCTTTAGTGCCACCGTCAATAACCAGTCATACAATTTTGATATCTGTAACGCAGATTTTAATACATCATATGGTTTCGTTGAAAGAGAGCCTGATCCAAACGGGCCATTCCATCTAATTTACCGTTCAGATGGTAATGGTAATAGTTCTCCCAACACTGGATTCTTTTTGTATTTCAAGCAAGGAACACTTCAGAAAAGCGATTTTTCAATAAGTGAGCCACAGGAAAATAGATCCATTTTCATTGATACTGCTGGTATCAATGAAACTGATGTTTGGGTTCAATCCGTTGACGATTTTGGTTCTCTTATACCAGATGGCTCGTGGACTAGAGTTGGACACGTTCCAAGTGATGATATCGTAAAAGTTCTGCTGACTACTGAGAATATCACCTACAACTCCATTGATGTTGATGTTCAGAATATCTTCCAGGTCGTTACGCAAGAGCAAGATCGTATTGCTCTAAGATTTGGTGACGGCCGATTTGGGCTTTCGCCAGTTGGCAATCTAAGAATCTGGTATCGAGTTTCGGCAAACCAGAATCTGAATATTCGCCCTGAAGATATGCAGGGTCTTGCTATCAATGTTCCGTTTTTTGCTCGTAACAATACGCAAAAGCGTTTGACGCTGACCTTCTCTCTTCAAGAGGCTGTCAACAACGGAGTCAATAGTGAGAGTAATGCCGATGTTAGACGTAGGGCTGCTCGTGTTTACGGAACGCAGGGGCGCATGGTTAGTGCTTCTGACTATAATGAACTGCCAGTCCAGACAAATCTAGCAGTACGTCTAAAAGCCGTCAATCGAGTCTACTCGGGTCAAAGTCGTTTTATTGATTTGAACGACCCAACCGGTAACTATCAGAATACTAAAGTTTTTGCTGACGATGGTGCGTTCTATCTACTGGAGAAAAACGAATCTCAAGAAGTGTCTCAGACAGTTGCCAGCGTTGAAGAAATGATCACCAAATATATTGCTGATGTTGCGGCAAGTGTTGCTCTTCGAGATTTCTACAGTAACTGGCTTTATAAGAGTCTTCCTACTGGAACAGATATCTATCTACCTTCGTTCAATCGTTTTTCCAACGACTATACCGCCAAATCAGATGTACGTCGTGAAGTGCGAGAGAATTTAGAACTGAATAGAACTTTTGCTCTCGGGTTTAATAACGAACCCGGCGAAGGCTGGTATGTATTGACCTCCAGCGAAGTCAATCCTGATCTGGATGATCCTTATGAATTCGTATCAACCGCATCACCAGGACCTAATAGCTGGTTGATTCATGTTGAATTTAACAACAATTTCTGGAGAATCACTAACAGAGGTCTCAATTATGTTTTTGAGTCAGAGAGGGATTGTAAGTTCTTCTTTGTTAGTGAATACAAAAGCATTGACCCTAACACTGGAAGGGCAGGTGCAGATACTGTCAATCTTTTGAAGTCACCAAATAACTTCAAGGGTGTTGTTTTGACCAACAATGAAGGCGGCCAAAACAGATTGACTTCAGATTTGATTTTGAAACTTGAAGATCCATTCATTTACGATGATGGTTTCCACGAGCCATCAAGAGTGAAGGTTCGCTTTAACGATCGCCAATCTGATGGTATCCCAGATGTTCCTTTCACATATCAGGCTTTGAAAAATATCAGTACAGATGACCAGGGTCGTTTAAATCAATTGGCCATAGTTCATTTGAATACCACTGACACAGATGGATATCCAGTTCAGCGCCTTATCAAGCGACTTGAACCAGATATCACTCAACTCCTCCCAGGTGAATATGGGTATGTGGAGAGAATAGATAACGGAAATGTAGTGGATATCTATAAAGGTAATCCTGGATATTTGATCCCTAGAGTTGATGATATCGTTGGTAACTCACTTCGTCTAAATGAACAGCCTACTGACTATTTGGTAGATGGACGCTCATTTACTCTAAGAGAAGGCGTAAACAATTTGGTCTATCAATGGAATCACTTTGCTCCAAGTAGTCATCGTATTGATCCGGCTATTTCCAATATCGTTGATATTTTTGTTCTCACCAGAGAATATAATGACGCAATGATAAGTTGGCGAAATGCTGGTGCCAATCCGGCTGATATGCCAAAGGCACCAAGTGAGTTGAATTTGAGAACCACATTCAATCCTCTAGAGGAATTCAAGATGTTCTCTGATGAGATAGTCTGGCGTCCTGTTAAGTTCAAACTTCTTTTTGGACAAAGCGCAGAGCCTCAGTTTAGAAGCAAGTTCAAAATTGTAAAGTTGGCAGGAACTTCAATGTCTGATGGTGAGATCAAATCCAGAGTGATCGAAGCCGTGCGAGATTTCTTCGAAGTAAATAACTGGGACTTTGGTGAGACATTCTTCTTTTCCGAGTTAGGTGCCTACATTCACAGGCAGTTAGCAACGGCAATCTCGAGTGTGGAACTTGTCCCAGTCTTGAATGATAGCTATTTTGGTAACCTGCGTGAAATTAGATGTGCTCCTGATGAGCTGTTCTTCGCAACCGCGCAAGTAAGTGATGTAGATATTATCACTGCGAATACCCCGACAAACCTTAGGATTAGGTAATGGCCAATAATACTCGTAATAACCCGTTTGCTTTCACACCAATTGTCTTGGATCAAGACTCACATGAAAAGCGTCGAGTTATCAGACAACTTCCTGCCGTTCACCAGACGGAGACTCTACAGAAGTTCTTTGGATCTTCTGTTGATCATTTGTTTGATCCCGGCAAGGGTAAGCCTATTAACGGCTATGTGGGTCAAAAGCCACTATGGTATGAACCAGATCAGGACTATTACCTTGAAGAATCAACTGACGATAGAAACTTCTATCAGCTTGAAGCTAGTATGGTCAGTAAGAATTCAGAAGGCGAACTAACTGATCTTCTTCCCTACCCTGATCTAATCAATCAGTTGCGCTTCCAAGGTGCTCTGGTGAACAATCACCATAGATTGTTCTCACAGGATTTTTATACCTGGTGTCCTCCTATTGATTTGGACAAAATTGTCAACTTCCGACAGTATGTATGGCTTCCCTCAGATGGACCTGAGATTGTCAATAATGCCATCATTATCAAGGGACCTACTGTATCATATAACAGCTCTGGAAATGATACGACATTTGACCTTCCGGGATATGACAATACCGGAAATGCTTCTCTTCAGGCTTTCTATGACATATCAGTTCTAACTTCAGATCTAATTGTTGCTGAAGTCGATGGTGAGCCAAGACCATTTTCCTATGTGTCAGGCCAGACCACTATTACTTTTGACCAGAGGCCACCAGCTGACGCATCGGTATCAATTTCCGTATATAGTGATCTAGAAAATAATGCGATTGGGTTACCAAATGCTGATCCAGCTGCGTTTGGTGGAATTTCTCTGAGCTCTGGTATGCGAGTAATTGTCCTCAATGACAAGAATAGCGACTTCAGCCCAGACGACGTTTTCATTGTTGAAGGCGTTGGTCAGAGCATTTTTCTATTGAACGAAAAGGACTATGTGGGAGACTCGCTGTCTGATTACATGGTTATGGCTCGTGGTGCCACAAATCGTAACGAGTGGTCAACTGGAAATCGCTGGTTCCATGTCTCAACTCTGCCGTCAAATCTAGATCCTGACTTTGTTCTGAGACAGAGAGCAAAACGTCCAATCATTGAATTTAATCGTGATCTAGAACTACACAACTATGGTCTGCGTCGTCGACTTGATGTGGATCTGGTTATAGAGGATATTGAAGACTTAAACGGATATCTAAACCAGAATCCACAGAATGCGGTATTCTCTGGAATATCAGTATCCTGCGTGGCCAACAGCCAGATCAATGTAACCGCTATCAATCCGGCTACCAACGCGCCATATGGTAACGTTGATAGCATTAGAGTTCTTGTACGCAATACCGTCAATCCGCTACTGAATAATAATATCTTGGTTCTGGTAAACCAAGGTAATGTTCTAAAGCTGATTTTGGAAACTGATGGTGAGAATCCGTCTGGAGAACCAGTGGATGGGGAAGTAGTAAAGATCCTCCTAGGTTTCTATGCAGGTAAAAATCTAAACTGGAATGGAGTGAATTGGGTTCTAAGTCAGAATAAAGGGGATGTGAACCAGTATCCTCTATTTGAGCTGTATGATTTGAATGGTAATAATCTGGCAGATCCTGTTCTTTATCCTAACTCCACCTTTGCTGGCTCTAGGCTATTTTCTTACAAAGAGGATCGATCAGGCCTACGTCCTTCCGATCCAATTCTCGATATGCCTTTGGTGTATGATAACAAGGGTCAAATCCTGTTTGAAAACTATCTCAGCACTGAGAGATATCAGTATGTGATCGCTGGGAGATTTCTTGATATTGATGGATTTTATTTCCATAAGATTGGCAATATTGATCCTTCTCTGGAGACTTTGAGTAACGATTGGCATAAAGCGCCACAAAAAACTCGCCAGTTTATGGTCGATCGCTATGTTAGCGATGGTAGAACCAAATTGTTCCAGATCAGCCAAGACGCTTTGGAAATTTCAGTTTCCAGAGGTAGGGTCAATACTGATGGTTCTTTTGAACAAACCGCACTGGTCGAAGATAGCGACTTCATTCGTGTTGATAGACAGATCTTCATTCTCAACATTCAGTTGGGTGACATAATTGAGATCAGAACTTTCAATCCTGCGAATCCACCGGCTGATGCTAAGGGATTTTATGAGGTTCCTTTGAATCTCCAAGCTAACCCGGATAATGCCGAAGTCTCGGACATGACTAAAGGTGATTTCTATGATCACTTCTCAGAAATCATGAAGAGGCAGGATGGATTCCAAGGTGCTGAATATTCAACCAACAACTATCGAGACACTGCTAAGCTTCCTAATTTGGGAACCAACATAATCCAACACTCTGCCGGTTTGTTGAAGACAATGTTGCTGGCAAGCCAGAGTCAGCTGGACATCACTTCAGCAATTCGCTTTGTTGAATCAGAATATGCTCGCTTCAAGGACAAGTTCCAACAGCGAATTCTATCATATGTTGCCAATAATCGTATTGGTAATGCCGCCACTTATGACACTTGGATCAATACCGCTCTTACTGAACTGAACAAAGGTAAAACCAAGAGTTTTCCATTCTATCTAAGCGGTATGGCGAAGAACGGGACCAATCAGCTTCCTACCTTTATTCCTCCTACCCCAAGTTTTCTCGGGGTATATCCCCTATACGCTCCTGAGATCATCTCTCAGGAGGTCGACGGTGCTGACGATGTCTGGTTCGTAAGAGGCCATGATGGTTCTCTTACACAGGGACAGAACGAAACAGTAGCCAGGGTTCTACTTGCTTTGGAGCAAAGAATCTTTGATAGTGTCCCTGCTGCGATTCGAGAGCGCGAACGTCCAGTTTGCGATTACCAAGCAGCTTACGGCGATCAGTATCGTCGCAACGACTATTCATATGAAGAATACCTTCAGATCCTTCGTCCGTCCTTTGAACGCTGGGTGGTAGCGTTTAGGCTTGATCCAAGAGAAAATGATCTTGGACAAGATACTTTGGAGTCAAAGATCAACCTAAAAGCCAATCCATGGACCTGGAACTGGTCTTCTACCAGAACCGCTGCCGGTGAAAAGGTTCCAGGTAATTGGCGTGGTATCTATGAAAAGTTCTTTGGTACTCAACGACCTGACTTGACTCCTTGGGAGTCACTGGGTTTTTCGATCAAGCCTGCTTGGTGGGATGATCGATATGGTCCTGCTCCATACACTAGCGAAAATTTGGTTCTTTGGGAAGATCTAGAGCGTGGATATATCCACGACGGTGATAGAAAAGGTATCAATACCGAATGGGCACGCCCTGGTCTTCGTGACTATATGCCGGTTGATGCTCGAGGTCGATTGCGCCATCCTGGTCCTCGTGAACTCATTGCTTTGAACGAGGTCACCGTTGATACTGACCTAGCTTATGCGACTGATCCTTTGATGTGGGAAGACACCAGAGACGATGGTGTGTTGGGATGTGGTATCTGTACTTCCGTTCCTTTGGTCCAAGAACGCAAAGCCGATTGGGAATGGGGAGATATTGGCCCAGTTGAGCAGACTTGGAGAAGAACCAGTAACTTCGCTTTTGCGGCATCTACTGCGGGCTATTTGATGAAGCCAGCAAGTTTTGTTGAAATGGGTTGGAACACTCAAGACATGAGCCTGTTTTTCAAAGGCACCATGGGTGAACAGTATCTTAATCAAGATACCAAAGGTCGCCCTGCCCACCGTGCTTTACAGGTCCATGGTGAGGTTCTGGAGGACTTTAGTCTAGTAACTAAGGTTGGTATCCAGCAATGGATAAGTGATTTTCTAACCAGCAGGAACACCGCAATCAATAGTAATCTTGCTGAAAGAGTTAGAGGTCTTGGAACTCAGCTAAGCTATAAGATTGCCGGTTTCACTGACTCGACTACTCTTGGTGTGGTAAGTGATGCGTTTGGTAGAGTTCCTAGTGAGGACGTTACCGTAGCTCTGTTTAGAAGTCCTAGCGTTCGTGAAGAAACCTATAGCGGTGTTGCCATTGAATATACTGGTCGTGGTTATGAAGTCTTTGGATACGATGTATTGAATCCTTACTTTTCCACACTGCCCCCTGCTATAAACGGTGGTAAGATCAGTGTTGGTGATGGTCTAGGTAGCGTATCTATTCCATCATGGCGTCCAACTACCTATTTCAGTGTTGGTATCACGGTTAGATATCAGGACAACTTTTATCGAGCAGTAAGAACTCATACTTCAGCTACATTTTTTGAAGATGAATTTTGGACGCAAGTGGCTCGTCCACAGTTTGCTGACGGCTCTGCTTTGATTTGGTATACCGATGGTGAAATTGAACCAATAGTAGAAAAGGTTTCCTATGGAACCGTCTTCAAAGACCCGCAGGAAGTTGCCAATTTCTTGAACGGATATGAACGTTATTTGGAATCCAAGGGTTGGATTTTTGAGAACGTTGGCGAGGATGAGTTGGAGGTTCGAGATTGGAAATCTGCTCTAAGAAGCTTTATTACATGGAGTGGTGCCGATGCTAGAGCAGCTGGTGATTTTATCAGCTTGAGTCCAGCAAGTCGCATGGTCCAATTCTCTACGGATCAAGGAACTATCCAACCAATCGAGCAGATCGTAAATGGTCTGTATGCCATTGTGGATCAGAATGGTCAACCAATAGACAACCAGTTGACTAGGGTTGTTCGTAATGACGGCAATGTGAGTATCACATGCGACAACTCGACGTCTGGTATATTCGGTCTTCGTCTCTATATAAGCGAGATGGAGCATGTTCTAGTATTCAATAATACAACTATCTTTGGTGACACCATTTATAGTCCTTTGTTGAATATCAAGCAGCCAAGACTACGTCTACAAGGCTTCAAGACAGTTGCTTGGAAGGGTAGAATTGACGCTCCTGGTTTCATCATTACTGGTGACACTTTGACACCAAACTTTGAACGATCAGCAGATGATTTCCGTAGATTCTTTGACATTGAATCTATGGAAAACAAGAAGCTACAGGATCGCGCCCGCGCAAACTTTGGCTATGAGGAAAAGGAATATCTGAATAATCTACTACTGACTCCAACCAATCAGTTTGAGTTCTATCAGGGTATGATCCAACAAAAGGGTTCTCCCACCTCTATGCGTCGTTTGCTGCGCTCAAACTTCATTCGTCACAATAAGGGTCTACGTCTTTTTGAAGAATGGGCATTTCGTGTAGGTGATTATGGAGGTCAAGAGGTCGCACCACAGCTTGACATCTTGATCCGTCAAAGTGAATTCAAGCACAACCCTCAGTTGATTCAGTTCAGTAACAGCCAGTCTCCAAATTCGTTTGGTATAATTGATGTCATTGATGAAAACGTAGGACAGGATAATCGAACTTTAGATGGTCGTTGGCAATGGCGCCCAGATATGCAGAGCATCAATTGGCCACTAGCTGATTTTGGACAAGGCGACACTCCTCTACCAACTGCTGGCTACGTGAATCTAAGCGAAGTTCGCTTCACTGTTGCTACTGACTCTGATTTTGAAAACTTCTTTGGTGATCAAGAAGCCACTGAGGATCCAATTGAAAATGGTGATCGCGTATGGGTCTACGGTATTGGTAACGGAGACCCAAGCACCGCCTGGATGACCTATAGATTCACTGACACCAACTATGACATGGTGAACTCCTTTGTTCCTTCCCATGTGGACCAGGGTGTTATCATTCAAGTTCAAAATGATCTACAAGGTATTGTTGATATCAATACTGACCCCACTCAGACACCTGTGTTTGTGGCTCAGAATCTAGTTTCCAATGAAACCGATGATAATGGTATCGTGGTTTCTGGGGAACGTCTGATACTAAAAGATATAGTGGGATCAGATATCAATCCATTGGCGACCTATATTCCCAAGATTTCTAACCGTGCTAGTGTGACACTGGATTCCACTGTTGGATCTGAAACCTTTATCATGAGTTTCTATCCGGAAGCCAAGCAGATCATCCGCAAGGTTCGAGTAACGATTGAAGAAGCCTTTACAGAAGGTTCCACTTTACAAATTGGCCATACTGGAAATCCTGGCTTATTTGTCAACGTCAGAGAAGAAGCCGATCGCGGTATTTTCCCAACTAACTTTGACCAAGAGCAGGTTTTGATTCAAACTCCGGCTCTATCCTATATGCCACCAAATGTGACCACCGCCGATGTAAATCTAGTAAGGGTAGGTCGTGTAGGAAACTTCTGTGCTCAGACAATAGTTGAGTGGGAGTGGGTAAGAGCAAGTGACAACCAGTCATTCACTGGGCAGGTGACTTACATGCGCCCAAGTGATTATGATTCCTCTAGAGATCAAACTGAAGCTTATCTACAGACTATTAGAGTTCCAGTATTGGCGGAGGATGTTGTAGGAGGTAGCGAAGGAACTCTCACCATCAGAACCAATGGAGTTCAAACTGATACTCAGGTATTAAGATTTGAGCGATCCACTAGTGCTCGTTTGAACTTTGTGGATCTTACTCGAACTGGCTCTTATGAATTTGATAGTGTAAACTTCTCAGTTTTCCCTTGGGACTCAAACCTCGCCGGTGAAAATCGTGATATGATTGCTACTCTATTCAACACTGGTTCAAATGGATCAGTTAAAATTGAAGTAGATTATCACTACATGAAGGGATTTGAGTTAACAGAATCTATCAACGGTTCAGTTGTTCCGGTTATTGCTTCTTCTGAAGGAGGAACTGCTAACCTCTTCACATGGGTCAAAACCCGTTATCCTACGCTTTCAGGCATGCCTGAAAGCCTGTTTGAGGTTGGTGATTTAATTGAAGTAGATTCAGCGCATGATAACCCTGGATATTGGGCGGTTTATTCTCGTTCAACTTCAGGTTGGGATCAAATCAGACGACAAAACCGCAAGGTGGATAGTAGCCTGATTACCAATGCGGCGATCTTCAACAACAAGGAAAACCAACTCAAGCTAGTTCTTCAACTCTATGATCCTTACAAGGGCTTCATCCCAGGAGTAGCTGATCGTGAGTTGACTTATAAGACTTTCAACGACCCGGCGACCTATAATGATGGTCGACTAATATGGGGCAAGGAACAGGTAGGCCAACTATGGTGGGATCTGAGTGCCGTCAGATATCTCGATTATGAAATCTATGATAGATGGAATGGTAGTGACCATGAAGGTGTTACCTATCGCTGGAAGAACTGGGGTAAGGTTGCTCCTAACTCCAGCGTTGATATCTACCAGTGGGTTAGAAGTCCAGTAGCACCCAATGGATGGGCAGATTTTGTTGAAAGTAAAGCAAATCTAAAGATTGATAATAAACCGTCTGGCACCGTTTCCGAGGATTCCAAGTTTATAACTGACATGGAATGGAATGAAGAAATTCAAGCGGACGAAACTGTTTACTATTTCTGGGTTAAGAACCCCACGGTAGTGCCAACTTTGGCCTCTAGGAAACTTTCAGCTCAGCAGGTAAGCAACATTCTTACTAACCCTACTTCAAACGATATTCCCTTCTTTGCGGTCATTGACACCAACAAATGTATTGTTGGTGGTATCAAGCAGTTCTTGAATGAGACTGATACAGTTCTAAAAATCAAGTGGCTCAAGGAAGCTGACGTCCATAACAACCACCATAAACAGTGGATGCTACTGCGAGAGCAAGATGAGCGTAATACCATAAATGATACGCTTTGGAACAAAATGCGAGATAGCATTGTGGGATGGGACGCAACTGAGAAGTCAGTTCCTGACGAAAAGCTTCCAAAGAATCAACAAATTGGAGCACTGGTCCGTCCAAGACAAAGTTGGTATCCGGCAGATATTACGGATCTAGGTCAGAGACCTAGCCGCGCCGCGCGCGCCGCGTTTGTTGATGCGTTCAATGATATAATGAGCAAACAGCCATTTATCGACCAGTGGTTTGGTTGGGAAGAGGTATTTGATAATGGCGAAGCATTACCTTCGGCTGACAGATATGTAACGACCGCTCTTGATCTTATCGACTTGAGAAACCTTCTACCTGCTACCCGTAATATGGTCCAGGTCGGGGAGTGTGTTCTTATTGAAAATACAATGGAAGTTGCCGGTTTCTGGACTCTGTGGAGACTTGCTGAAATCAACGGCCAAAGAACATTTGTCATTGAAGACTTCCAGAAATGGAGAATGCAGGAAGGTGAGCTCTGGAATCTTGCTAACTGGTATGCGGAGGGTTGGAGTGCCAGTAACTTCCCTAACTATAGATTTGCCACTTATGCTGATCGTGACGCCGCCGGTAACCTAGACGTTACCTTGCTCAAGGGAACCTTAGTCCAGGTCGACGTCCAGAGTCCCACTGATGACCGATGGTCATGGGATGTTTATACATCTACGTCTAAGTATCAGGTAGCTAAGGCTCGTTCTACGATGCGTCTAACTGAAGCGTTTTATGATAAGAGTAGAGTTGAATTTGGACCAGTTCAGGTAAATGGTCTTCTCAACGCTAGCGACGATAATCGCATTACTCCTGAAAGAATTCAGGAGTTGGCAGATTTGATCAACTTCCGCGACGGTTCAAGAGAAATAGAATTCATCTTGAATACTATGAGGACCAAGCTGTTTGATTCCCTACAAAAGAATAATCTATTCTTTGCTATGGTCAAGAGCGCATTCAAACAGAGTATCAATATCGACTGGGCATTCAAGACTTCATTCTTGTATCTTGGTGGCTATTCAGAAAATCTAAGACAAAGCCCAGTGGCGTTCAAAGATCAGATTGATAACGTTATTGCGTATCTGGAAGAGGTGAAACCTTACCACGTTAAGATTCGCGAATATGTTCGTCGATTGAGCTATGGACCAGATTTAGCCGCTTTGGTTATGACTGATTTTGACAAGCCGGTTTACCCGTCAGGGACGTCAAATAGAGTTCTGGATGTAAACAACACGGTTGATCGCTCTATTATGGAAATCAACCGTCCTTGGAGAGACTGGTTTGAAAACTATCTCAATGAAAATCGAGACCTAAACAATTGGGACGAGAACTGGAATGGTGTTCGTCGAATGAAATTAAAGGTCAAGTTTGATCGTATCTCTTGTGGAACAATTAGAGGTTGGGATACTTCTCCGTGGGATCCTGCTTTGCTTGTTTACAGTCAGCTTGGTAGCTCAACTCAAAGTTTGAGTCAGCTAAGCTCGCTATACAGAACTGGTTCAACATCTGGATATAACTTTTATCGAGATCAATCAGTGGAAACTATAGAAGAACGAAATCTACTCGTCCGTAGAAATATTGTTACTCCTAGCCGTCCAGGAACCATCGTAACGGTGCTACAGACAAATGAAAACTTCATGTGGTCTGGTAGCGAGTGGATCAAATTTGAATCGCTAGGCTGGGACCAGGATCCTGACATGGGAACCGCTACTAGGATTGAGTCTTCTTATAGACCAGAGCCCGGTATGAAGAGACGTGACGATCCTGGTCTGATTGCCGGATGTGAGTTTGATGGTACCGTGATCTCTGATAGTTTTCAGGCCGACGCTTGGGATATCTTCGAATGGGACTCCACTGGATATAGTCAGGGCTTGCGTGAACGAGCAGGGGTTGATCAAGAAAGTGTTGATGGTAACACGACACCTCAAGATGAGGCAGACCCTGCTTACATCGGTACTACTGGAAATGAATTCAGTCAACCAGCGGTGAATGGAGGTAGACCACATGAGCTAGTTCAAATCAGAGGTGTTGAAAGCATTGTGGTAAATGTTTCCAGAAATAACGGTCCATATCAAAAGTCATTTATGAACCACAAAGGCGATTGGCAAGATATGTTGATTTCTGGTTCATCTCTGTCGTTTGTTTCATGGGACCAAACAAACCACAAATTGGTTGTCAGCGTTGCCTCTTGGACTGAAGACGCACAGGGCTTTACTCCGCTTCATGACCCTCAGAACCCTTCTACGGGCTTTATAAGGGACGTTATGGCAAGCAGAGCCTATCGCTCTACAAGTAATATCGATATGACCTCAGCAGGAACAAAAACCTTTAAGTTGAGGAATTTGGGAGAAGTAGAAGGTATTCCTGCTGGTTTGCGCGGTGACGAAGTCAAAGTTGCTGTTATTAATCCAAAGAATCCTTCCATTAGAGCTATCGGAACCATTTCAAATTCCAAAGGAAACGAAATCAATTGGGATGGAAATGTTGAGATAACGTTTGATTCTGATGGATTCGTGGATTTAGGTTCTGGTAAGAGCTGGAATATCATCCCGGTTGATATGTTCAACACCCCAGGCATTGTCTGGGTTGGTGATGCTAGATTCACCTATAATAGTTTGACAATCAACGGCAACATGGTTGAACTCAATGAGGTCTTCCTATCTGGCAACACCTTGGCTCCCCTTGATATAGGCGAAGATAGTATAAGCCTAGTCAAGACTAGCCCGGTTTTTGATGGTTCAAAACAACGTCAAATGGCCCGATAAATACATATATAATAGGAGTGAATAAGCCATGAGTGAAGATTTCCAGGATAGTGCGATTCCCAAAATTACCGGCCATGTTTTAATTCGAGACCCAAATAGTGGCCAAGTTCTTTTGGATAAGAGAAACGCCATTCACTACGAAAATATGAGTCTTGCTATTGGTTATGCTTTGGCAAATCGAGGCGAAGGTATCATTTATTCTATGGCTTTTGGGAATGGTGGTTCAGCGGTAAGCGGCACTGGTGCTATTACATATTTTCCTACTAATACGGTTGATCCCAAAGCAGATCTTTATGATCCCACCTATAACAAGCTAATAGACGGTAGCTCTGCTAATTTTCTGGACGTCAAACATATCCTGAGCACTCCATACACTGATATTGTGGTTACCTGTACGCTTGATTATAACGAGCCAAGTGGCCAGGAAGCTTTTGATGATACCACGAATCAAGATGGAACTTTTGTATTTGATGAATTAGGATTGAAGACTAGTGAAGGGTTACTGCTAACTCATGTTATCTTCAATCCAATTCAAAAAGCCCTCAACCGTCTAATTGAAGTGGTTTATACTCTAAGAATCCAGATGTCCTAATATTAGTATATTATAGGGCACTAAATATTCGAGATTCCAAGGAGAAGTCATGAGCTATAGAGTAACCAAAGCAGACGGCAGAAGCGTTATAGTCCAAGATTTGGCCAAAGAAATTGTCGGTGGTCTCACTCTACTGGGTTATGGATTTACGAACTATGGCGACGAGATCGCTCAGAACTTTGTCAAAAATCTAGAAAACAATGCCGGATTGGCTGAGCCGCAGAATCCAGTAATTGGTCAGTTTTGGTTTCAGCTTCCTTTGGATTTAGCTACTCAAAATAAAAATCTCAGAGTATGTGTTTCTACTGATGCCAACACGCTAGATGGTCGGTGGAGGACCTTATTTGGTATTCGCCCCGATGGCACCATTGATTTAGATGCCTGGACCCTGCGCGGCAAAGCGCCTGCTGCGATAGACGGAAGTTCAAACCAGGTAGGAATGCCAGTTGTTTTAAACAACGACGGGAGAATTCCCACTCAGTATATTGATTTCCCCTCGGTTGGATCGGTTGATGTCGCTACACGTTTGCGAGATTCTAGAACGTTTGGATCAAGAAATGGTGGACTTCCGTTTAACGGAACCCAGGACGTTCCTCTTACAACGTCCCATATTTCTGAGGGTGATCAACCATATTTTACCCCACAACGAGCTCGCGAGTCCTTCGTAGGTGGGCGATACATTGCTATTGATAGTGATGGAACGATTCGCTTCACTGGACCTGATCCAACGAGTGGAAGCACTGGTGGAACAGGACCACAAGGCCCTATTGGACCCGCAGGTCCAACCGGACCGGCAGGACCAGAGGGACCAGTTGGACCAGTAGGACCTCAAGGACCAGCAGGTCAATGGGACGGCACTGTTGGCTTTGACAAGTCTTTTGCTGAGAATGGCTATCAGAAATTGCCAAGTGGTCTTTGGATACAGTGGGGACTATTTACTTGGTTTAGTAATATCAGAGGCGGACCAGTTTATTATAACTATCCCATTGCCTTCCCTAACGGGGCATGGCATGTTTATCTATCTATACGTGATAACCCAAATGGATCCGGTGATCGCAATGAAGAAGACGATGAGCAGATCTGGGCCATTCCTCATTCTGCTACACAATTCGTTGTTTACGACACTGGAGATGACCACCAAACATATCCATGTTCGTGGCTTGCTATAGGATACTAAAATGACCTACTTCTACAGTCCAGAAACCAAGGGTTTCTATAATTCCGACATTCATGGTTCTATGCCTTCTGATGTCTTCGAAATTTCAGAAGAGCATTATAGAACTCTTTTAGAAGGGCAAAGTCTCGGCAAAACGATCGTCTACAAGTCTAGAAAGCTTCAGTTGGTAGATTTCGTAGCACCCCCTTTGACATGGGATCAGATCCGCCAAACCAGAGATTCAAAACTAGCGGCAAGCGATTGGACTCAAATGCCAGACACCCAGCTTTCAGAGGAAAGCAAAGAGGATTGGAGAACCTATAGACAGGTTCTCCGTGATATCACGGAGTCTTTTTCTGAACCTGATGATGTAGTTTGGCCAATGGCTCCTAATGCTACGCCTACTGAGGAGTAAGCATGAGCTATACGGTAAACAAAAGTAATGGTGATATTGCCTCAGTGGTAAATGATTTCAGAAAGGAAATCATTGGAGGCCTTAATATTCTAGGTTATGGCTATGTAAATTTCGGTGAAGATATTGCTGAAAATTTTGTCAAAATCTCTGAGAATTTTCGTAATGATTCGCCGCCATACGGCTATGTGACAGGTCAAATTTGGTTAGATACCAATGGTAGTAGAAGTCCATTTCCTGTTCTACGAATGGCTACCAGAGATGCTTCAAACCTTGATCAAATCAACTTTACTCAAACGTATGTTCCTGAAGATTGGGTTGGACTTTTTTCTATAGATTTTCAAAATAGAAAAGCCGGTCTAATCCATGAGGGCGAACCTACATTTCCAGACTTAGACCCCACCCCTGGGAGCCTTGTCGTTAGAGGTTCTGATGGTAAGATTCCATTATCGAGTCTACCCGATGGTCTAGGTAGTGATGCTGAAAATGCGGTATTTGCTCAATCCGCAGGTCGTTTGAACCCTGGTGCGAATATAAATGGCAACCTATTCACTGGCCAAAACGACATAACAATAACTACGGCCCAGATTCCAGAATCTGAAAATCTATACTACACTGACGGAAGAGTTAGATTGGCGGTAACTGGTGGTAGGTATATCACGGTAAATCCTACTACTGGTGAGATTGCTTTTACGGGACCAGATCCAACCAGTGGTGGGGATGGTGTCGCCGGCCCTCCAGGCCCAGCAGGACCCACCGGTCCACAAGGACCGCAAGGGCCTAAAGGAGATACCGGTGATACTGGCCCCGCAGGACCTCAAGGACCAGCTGGTTCAGCCGCGGATGTTATTATCAGTTCCCAGTATCAATCGGGTTCCGGCTACGTAATATATAATGGCGGCTTTACAGTTCAATGGGGAAGCAACCGAGAAGCTTTTTCAAATGAAAGAATCGCAACGGTAACTTTTCCTATAGCGTTCACCACGGCCTTCCAAGTGGTAGCCACTCCTTATCTAGCTTTCTTTAACAGAAACGCGGATCTATGGTTACAGATACTTGGCGAACCAACGGCTACTTCATTTTCAATCCAGACTCAACAGGATGGTAATAGTGACAACTTCATGGCCGGATTTAACTGGATAGCTTATGGTTTCATATCACCTCCTGCACCGGCTTCTGGCTCAGGATCTGGCTCAGGATCTGGCTCAGGATCTGGCTCAGGATCTGGCGGGACTGATACAACTCCCCCACCTGACACTACTCCTCCGCCTGACACCACGCCGCCACCAGGCGGTGGCGGTGGAGGAGGGAACTTTGGTGATCCTCCAACTCAGTTTGTATAAAGAAAAGCCCCAGAGATTCTGGGGCTTTCCTTTTTTTTGTCTTGGACCTATGTATTCAAAGTTTGAATGTATTCTTGAATTCAATCAGCTCACGCTTGCTCATACGGAAATGATCTAAAAATTCAGATTCAGTTTCAAACTGAGAGGTAATATGATCATAAGCTTCTTTGAAGCTTAGATCAAATTCGTTACTACGATGGATCAAAGCCTGCATCAGTTCGACTTCCATCCCACTGAGAGATTTAGAGTCACGAATATAATCTTCGTAAGCTTCACAAGCGGCAGGGAAAAGAGGCTTGATAAGAGCATAAATCGCGCGAGCAAATTCCTGAATCTCCCACTGGGCGTGCGAGTCTTCGCGTAGCTTGAGCATGTGGAACAGGTTGTGCAGATTTTGCTTCCAATAGAGTTCAGTATAACCTGCGACTGGCATTACAATACGTGCCAGCTCTCGAGCCACACCTTCCTCGGGAAATTCATCAGAAAATTCTCGGTAAGAGTCTTCAGCAGCTTCATTGAGAAGAGACTTATACGCCGAATAAGAATGTAACGTTGCGCCCCGAATTACTTGCTGGGCTGTCAAAGCATCCAAATCACTGAGAGCTCCATCGCGGCCCTGCTTGTTCATCTTGCTCTGTGGAAGAATGTTGGCTACTTCTGGCACATACATTTCATCGGTGAGTACCGAATAGCGAGCCGAATACTCATTCAGGCTAGACGTGCGGTGACGGACCAGCTGACGCATAACAAAAATAGGAAGCTTTAGATGTAGCTTGACTTCACACATCTCAAGGGGACTGGTGTGCTTGTGTCGCACCAAATAGCGGATGAGTCCTCGGTCTTCACGAACACTCTTGGTGCCGTTAC